TTCGCCGGTGCCATCGTTTTCTATTTTCAGTGCAACCAGTCTTCCTCTTGCACGTGTATCTACTTTATCAGTAGATGATGTAATTGTAAAGGGACCTAATGGAGAGCTAGATGCCGTGTTGTTTGGATAATCATTTATTAATAATGTAATCTTAGTATTACCTGTTTGCACAGCAAAATCAGGTATAAATCTTTTGACAGACATAAAGAACTCACCATCTCCTCTGTAATCTGCAAGACCAGTTGTGCCTCCTAATGCACTTCTACGTGCTGTAATATCATAATCTCCAGATTTAATAAATGCAGCGATTGCTGTTGTACCAGAGCTATTGATTTGATCTGTACCTGTTTCATGTTCATAGTAAGTAGATGCTCCATATAGTGCCGTGATTCCTTGTATTGGAAAATTAGGAAGTGCTGTTTTATCATACTCTGTTGCATATGGTAGATCGTATACACCTTGATCAATATAACTTGTTCTAGCTAAAGATGATGTAGTCCAAAGGTCTTCTCCATAATTATATGTAACACATCTGTCAATCTGATCTGATCCTGCTTTTGGATAGAACCAGTTAATCTCACTATATAAAGTATTATGTTCTGCATACACTAATAATGGTGAACTATAGTTTATACCTAGATTATCCCCTGTAGTTGTAAACACAAAGTCTTCAACTAAACACGGTATGGATTTAACTGTACCATCGTAAACAAAAAAACCACCTTCACCTGACATCCAAAATACTTTACCATCAGAATAGCCTATTGCATTTTGTCCAATGCATCCACAGTTTGTACCAACCTGTTTTACTGAAAAAGTAAAAGGTGGACCTACAAATTGTATGACATATGCAGAAGTGTCTGTTAAAACTAAGGTATAATCTTTTCCAGAAACAGCAGCTACAATTTCATTACCTTGGTCCAATCTAAAAGTACCTGCAGTGTTTACTGCTGTCGGTGCGTATGTATTTAAATCTTCTTGATTTGAAAATCTTATAAACATTGGATCGTGTGTTGTTGCATCTCCAATAGTTGTTTCTGTTCCAAAATGAAATAGATGTCTGTCTCTATCAGATACTTGTGTTAGTATTGAAGCAGTTGGATTGTTTGATGTTGAAAAATTAGTTGTTGTTGTAGAAGCTCTAACTGTTCTTGCATTAGCTGCACCTGCATTCCATGTAAATGTTTTACCATTTCTAATTGTTGCAACTAGCACTTGACCAAAATTATCAAGACTCCAGATTCCTGGATCCAGAATCACGTTACTGGTTGCACTTGCAGTGCCCCATGTACTTGAACTCCATGTGTCTGTACCCCAACCTAAACCTGCGGTTTGAAACGTTGGACCTACTACTTCATATGGATCTATTTGTGCTGAACCAGTTCCAGATGTAGTTCCAGCCGAGTTAGATGGCATAATAATTTCAAAACTATTTGATCCTAAATTAGATGATTGTACTTCAAATGTGTTACCTGTAAAATCACTTATTGCATAACCTGAACCTGTTGGAACAGTAACAGATGAAAATGTTACATATCTTCCAGCTAACAATCCATGACTAGTTTTGTTAACGGTAACTGTAGCAGAACCTGTCGTTGCATCAAAGGTAGCTCCGGTGATCGCACCATCTGGATCTAATGGAGAAAAGACAAAAAACTCACCTTCATAGTATAAAACCAAACCTTGAGATGTACCGATGGCTACATATTTTTCACCAGCAATAGATGTAAAAGCATGTTGAGCACGTGCTACTCCAGGTAAAGTATTATTAGAATTAGTAAGTTGTGACCAACCACCTATTTTTTCAGGTAATCCATATCTAAATCTAACAAAATCGCCATCAACCCATTGAGACTCGGCTCCTGAATCCGTAACCATTTTGTTAAAACCAGGTTTAAAATTAAGTTTTTGTAACATAGTTATTCAAATATTATAAAGGAGACAGTGAGTGGTATGTGGTGGATCACTGTCTCCACCATAATATACTACCTTTTAAACCAAGATGGAAGTCCTAAATGTGGTCTTTTATCAAACATATTTTCTTTAGACCCAGGTGTTTTACGATTATTATAATGCAAGAAAACTTGCACGCATTCTTTACCTTTAAATTTTTCTCTCCAGTGTTCTAATTCACAACCAGAATATACTAACATATCACCTTGTTTTCAATCTACTTTAATACCTTTATCTTTTGTTGAAGAATAGTATTGTATATCGTGTTCTCCAAAGTGAGGTCCATAGACATGACCTGCTTTTGGATCAGGATTTAAATATATAGGCCAAGGGTCACCACCAAGATTCATAGTGGTAGATATTTCACAACTAAACCTATCTTTGTGTCTACGAAGAATATCACCTTTTTTATATATTCTTGCGTAAGTGTATGCGGGGTATAATTTTAATCCAGTTACTTCTTCCATTTTAGGTTGGCATTTTAATAGTAATGTTTCCATAGCCATGTTTGCATATTGAGAATAAGTGTTTGGTATCTGTTCATTGTCAGCTTCATAATATCCAAGTATACTTTCAAAGGGTGAAAAGTATCTTGCTTGTCTACAAGTATCATAAACTTGTTTTTGCATAGAAAAATAATTTGCAACAAATGCAGCTAGCTCTTTTGATATTGCTTTACGGATAACTGTATATTTATTTTTTTTAAAACTCATGTGTATTTAAACCATCCTGTAACAATTATTTTTTCTTTGTTAGTTATTTGTCCTCTGTGTGTATGTGTAAAGTCAGGTGGCCATATTAACGTCAATCCTTTTTCTGCTGGAGTAATTAAATTTTGATATTTAAAACAAGTTCCACCATCATTAACTGTATTTAAATATGTCATAAACACTAAAGTTCTACTTGAATTTTTTTTAAATGCTCTTTCATAATGCCAGGTTTTAAAACCACCTTTTTCAGGATATTTTTGAATATTTAAATTTTCAACATTAAAATGATCCGCTGTATTTAATTCAGGAAATTTTTTTATGTAATCATCTAATAATTTTTGTAAAATTTTTCTATAATCTAAAACTTTATTATCTGTATTATTTGTTCCTAAACATAAATCTGTAGACTCTTTTATGTTTTTATTTACACCTGTACCAACTACTCCTTGAATAGTTTTTTTGTAATTGTCATTAAAATACTTTATTAAACCATCACAAATTTTTTTAGGTATATACCAACCTTTTATAAAATAATCTTTAGAAATTTTATATTCTTTAAACATCTTTAGCCATTTCTTTTGGCACCGCTTGTATATTCCAATGTATAAATCTAAACGGCTCTATACCGTGATCTACTGCATATTCATGTTCTAAGTAACCTGGAAATATAATTAACGTTCCAGGTTTAGGTTTAAAGTGTACTAACTCAGTTCCATGAAATACAGCTTTAGTTGGCTTCATTTTTAATTTAGTTGACCGTGCACCTGTTCTTGGTTCGTGAAATATTGGAAAAGAAGTTTTATCAGAGCATTTTAAAAAATAAAAACCTGATACATGTTGGTTCCAGTGTATATGAGCAGAATGATGGCCACCACCTTTTTTAGCAAACTCTTGTACCCACATTTCTGAAAACATAGTTGTGTATTGCTGCATATCAAAACCTTGCCAATCTAAAAACTCCCAAGATTTTTGACCAATGTAATTTCTAAAATCTATAAAATCATTATCATGAGTTAAAGCTGTTGAGTGATAACTTCTTCCAAAATCTCCATATTCTTTTATATAATCTTTCTCTCTTTTTTTAGCATCTTTAATATATTGATTTGATGCTTTATTAAGTGATTTAACAAATTCTGGTTTATATTCACTCCATATAGGTGTTTGAAAATATTCTTCTATTATCATTATTTAAAAGGCCTCCCTAAATGCCATACCACAAGACTATATCTTGTGCCTGATGTTACTGGTTTAACTCTATGCCACACAAATGAAGGAAATACAATGATGGAACCTTTTGGTAATATCTCCCTACATTGTATTCTATGTTTTGATTCATCTCTCATATGTGGTTCATAATTTCTAAAATCAAATTCTAATTCACCACCTGTGTATTCTGAACCATCTGTTAACTGACAAGTCATAGATAGTTTTCTAATTCTTCCATGCTCTGGATGGTTAGGATCTTCTCTAT